CTCGCATTACCTAGGTATGCCGGGACCCATTGTGCTCAGATGCAGTCAAAATTTGTCCTCCAGACTCTTTGAGCCCTTTGGACCCGGTCGCTGTATATCCTTACCATGAACCAAAATGATAAGTTAAAATAGACCTACCCCTTCGTCGTTGACCACCTAACACGCGTACGAATCGACGTTGTTAGACCAACGGGAGGGCAGCCTTGGAAGTGAAGGCACTGCCCCGGACACCCTGAAGCATACTCACCAGCATCTCTTTAACCCCACTGGCTGTGGAGCAAAAGCTGCGTTGTCGATGCGTATCCACAGGAGGGTAGGAACCACAGTCACCACATGCCATTGCGGCTGATGGCCCGATGAGGGACTTACATCTTTTGTGGTACCCTTCACACTTCGCTTTTCAGACTCCACGCCCGTGACTTACTGGGCGTTTGTGCAACAGGGTCCCCTTAGGTATGCAGGATACCTGAGGAAGGGGTCAACTGTACCTCTATTTAGCCCGCGGTGCCGCTATCGCAGGGAATAGTTTTCCTTTGCGTTGCAGGTACAACAAGGTTTTCAATTTATAACGAACCCACCGACCTACACGGTCAATCTCCCTCGGAGTGTCCGGGCGAGATTCCCACTCAATCCAGTGGGGGTAGGAATCGTCAGCCTTGATTAAATCGGCCCAGTGGCAGAAGTGTATGTTTAATAACACATCTTCAGGAGGAACTCCCTTAGAGGGAGAACCCTCATATGTCCATTCCCCGAATGACACTGAGGCCTTTCTCGGAGAGAATTGGCCCAAGAAGACCTTCTGACACTCCAGACTGAGCATCGCTGCGAACTTCTTATCTAATTGGGAGCACATATCCCTCAATACCTCAGCCGCTCCCTGGCCTTGCCTAGGGAACATGTTAAGGATCGGTTCAGAGGTAAACCTCGTGGCCGCCAAAACTTTAAGAGTACGTCGAACGTATTCTTCTCTAAATGTCCCTGCGATTCCCTTAAGGGAGTCCAGTGGCAATAGAAGGTTGAGTGAGAAGGCGCGCATCCAATCAGAGAAGGAAGGTAAGCTTGAGGGGCTAGTCTCTGGGAACGTTAGGAATAGAAGTGGTGGAACCACTTTCGGATGTTTACGCAAAAGGCGTAGATACCCGGAGTTCAAACGAGAACTCACTCTATAACCGAACCCTAGTATCCTTATCATGCTAGATATGTTATATTTAGCCTGTCTCCTATTCTTAAGGAATAGAGCCAATATGGCTGCAAGAGACGTGGGAAGGAGCTTAAGCTCAGCCCATGAGAAAGGAGAGAGATTCACCCCTCGGTATATGAAGCATTTTGCAAACTCCCAGGTCCCATTGACCGAAGTCAGGGACTTGCTACGATTAATCGTAACTTCTAGGTCGGTTTGCATAAGCTCTAAATATACCTTAGCGACCCTCGCGTCTGAGATGACAATGTCATCGCCGAGGACCTTGTAGTCCTGGAACCATTGGTTAAGCTCGGGGTAAACCCTGTGTGCCGCCATTTGTACGATAAAATGGTGGGTTATAGCCAACATGGCCCAGGAGCTTAGAGCTCCCATAGGTTGCCCAACTGCGTAGGTGACACCAGCATCTCTGGTATACACGTGATCGGTGGCTTGCAATCTTGCAAGTTCCTCCGGCGCATGCTTCAGAATTGTAGGGCTACGGAAGACCGCTGGGCGACTAGTCGCCTTAAGTGG